CATTCGAGGATGGGGATAGCATCTTCATGAAGTTTATAAAAGGATTTGCCGCACTCATAAGGCTTCTCCTTAACTAGAAATACCTTTCCTTCAAGAAGATAGAACTCCCCCACCTGTGGAGTCCAGGAGTAGTGGACTTTGCCTTTAGTACAATCTCTGCAAATTATTTGGTCAGGTTCTTCTTTGCAAAATTGGATATATCCCTTACCCTTGCAAATTTGACACGCAACTTTCAACCTCTCCAGCACCTTTATAACTGGTGCTGCTAATTCCTTTATGCTATTTGCTTGTTTGTCGTTCATCATCCTCCCCCTTAATTCATCGGATTAACAATAAAAGTATGCAGCACCTTCGGTAGGAGTAACCTCCTCCTAACATCAACCCACTGCATCTTTAGCTCAACAACAAGGTAGTCGAACATTAGATACTTATACTTGTCACAATTCTCATGTGTAATCATTGCATCATCCTTCTAGCCTGCTCTGGCAGGATTCCCCACCACTGCTCCTCCAGTGATATATAACTGGTCACACTGGGTAGAACTCTCCTCTTTCGAGGTCATCTTTTCCCCTGGTCAAAGCCTTATACCCTTACCTGACGCCAGAACGCCACAGAGCAGGCTATCGTTAATCAATCTTGTCTATAATTACTGCTGGAGAGGGAGGGATTCGAACCCTCGAAGTCTTAGTAGCGACAGTACCCCGCTCTCATAGAGAGCCTCACATGCCTCCGTCTCTGTTTCAAGACGCAGTAAGAGCACCTCCCTTTGACCACTTGGGAGTACCTCTCCAAACTAACCTCACGCACCCAGATAATCTGTCACCTCGTTACTGACCTTCCCTTCATACTCCCTCTGTCCCACTACGGCTGTGAACTCAGCACCAATAGCATCTTCGGTGTTAAAGCTACCATCTTTATTGATAACAACCTTCGCTACCTCCAACAGCTTCTTCACATTCCACAGCGCCTTCGGCTGCAGACTCGTGTTGAAGAACAGATGCTTGGGCTTAAACTCCCCCTCTATAATCTCCACCTCCCAATGGATGTACTCCTTTCCACTCTCACTCCCTGTAGCCTTTTCAGCCTTCAATATCCTCGACAGATACTGCCCTGCTGGTATAGGCTTGGATACATCTTCCACACTGTTTAGGTTTACGCTAATCTTTGGCATGTCTTACTCACCTCCCTTATTGTTGTTTTACAATCCTGCTTCATCAAATTCCTCCCTGAGAGTCTCTTCCATTCCCTTTACCACACCCAAGTTAAAAGTGAAGTACGTCTTATCTCTCATAACCTCTCTTAGAGCCCAGTAAAAAGCAGCTAGCTCATCCCCTGTTTGCAGTGTAACAATCCTCTCAACGTAACCTAAACTACTTCCTTTACTTACTTTCATCTCCCTCCTCCTTTATCTTCTTCATCAACACCTTGTAGTCAGGGGTTTCAAGTTCACTGAAGCACCCCAGCCTACTCTTTGCCATATACCTCCTAGTAGCTGCTGTGAGTATCTTATACTGCCTCTTCCTATCCTTGTCAATCACTATCTGAGTACGGTAAACTTCTCCAAACCACAACGGAATCATTCCAGGAAGCTTCTTTCCATACACCAGTGGTCTGTTAGTTATCTCACCTGATATAGGGTCTTCTGTTACTATCTCATGTGCAGTAACAACCAAATGTACTGGTGTACTGATGAGCTTATAAAACAACCTCTCAATCCTTCCAATAACAATCCCCCACTCTTCCTGAGATAAGTTCTTGCCTACATGCTTTATATTCAAGAACTGTACTTGGTTCATCATCGCCCTCTGGAGTGTTGTAAAACTATCAATCCCGATGGTTGCATACGGACAGTCCTTAAAGAACTCATCAAGCTTCTTCTCGAACTTCTTGTATGCCGTGGGATGAGTTATATCCTCGTCATAGTATATGTCATACTCAACATCCTTCCCCCTAATACTTAGTACTCCAACATCAAAGTCGAAGATATATAGGTTTGGAAACGTAGACAAGAAGGTAGTCTTCCCTGTTCCACTGTCACCATAAACCATCATCCTAAACTTCAAGTTCTTGGTTGTTATGTCTTTTGTGTTAGCCATCTTTTACCTTCACCTCCTCCTTCTTAGCTTTTAGTATATCTTTCTCCAACCCCTCTAGCGCTTCTACAAACTGCCTCAGCCCATCAGCATCGAAGTGGAATGATACATCTCCTGAAGAGTGTCCTTCTATTCTAAGCCAGGGGTCATCTTTTATAAAACTACTTTGAAGCATTAACTTTTCTCCGTTTCTTTCACCCTCTATCCAAACCGACATTGTTTTATACATCCTTACTCACCTCCTTACCCTTTGCAGCGTCCCATACACTCTTCCTGTACCTTCCTTCAATAATTCTCTTATCATCATGATATAGACATGCATCTCGATAAGGGCATTCACCATAGTACTCGCACATCGACTTGTTCTTAGGATAGCTTCCTGTCTCATTAGCGTAGTAGATGTTAGCTGCAATATCCAGCAGCTCAAGCTCAAACACTTTCATATCATCCTCTGTCCTAGTAGCTACATCCCTCATAGCATTAAACTTAGTCTTAGCAATCAACACTGCATCAATCAACACCCCTGCACACTCACCCATCTTATCCTTACACAACCAGATGTATCCATCAATTTGATGATTGAGGGCAAACTGGTTGAAGAAGGTGAACCCTAGTTGAGAGGTAGTCTTATGCTCCATCACATAAATACCACCCTCCCACCTGATAATCTTATCCATCCTTCCACAATAAGTAACACCATCTGTCACCTTACTATGACTAACTTCACTCTCAAGCACCTCAAATATCTTACCCTCATACCTCTTAGTGTAATCAGCCAACACCTTTACACCACGCTCAAGTGTTCTCTTATCACCCTCAGCAACTTCTACATCCTTGTACCCCCTAATAAATACAGCCTCTGCATCACCCTTACCTGTCCAGAGGGCATGCATGCTCTCATGCCATGTTCCACCAAACGTCAACGCAGTTGACACCACCTTTTGCACAAGATTCTGTCTATGCCTCCAGTAGTAACGCTTGCGACATGTAAGGAAGTCAGAAATTGTTGTATAATCAAGCACCATATTACCCATCACCTACCCCCTCCCTTCCTTCTATTAGCTCCAAGCATCAGACCCATAAGCATGCCAACTGCCATCCCTATTATAAACCCTACAGCTATCATCTTCCCCTCCTCCAAACAACCAGCCCATTAACTATACTAGCTACACACCCTCCTACAACCACCATCCAGAATCCATACACTAACATGTCAACTAGGAGCATTTGTTCTCCTATTCACTTCTTCTAGGATGGCCTGACCTTCAGAGTCAGAACACATATACTCATCTCCTCCTTTGAACCTTTGTGCCCACTCAGCTGCATATCCTGTCCGACATTGAATTTCTTCTCTCTCTTTCCACCTCTTCAGCATGTACTCAACATAGCGTTCCAGGATTTTGCCTTCTAACCCTTCCTTAGCACCTACATCTATAAATGTTTTCATCTCACCCTCCCTTCATAATCTCCCTAACCTTCTCAGCCCCATGCTTCTGGATGAGCAACGCCAGCTGGTGCATCTCACTAGGCTCTTTCTTCGTGCGTATTCTTCTAACCGTTGGTCGAGCCAACCTCTCACTCCTATCCTTCCTCAGCTTATCAATTTCCTCACGAAGCTCAGCCACACTCATCTTAGCAAGGAGGTCGTTCTCCTCCTTAGCATTTCCAACAACTTCAAGGTCATCAATATCATATTCCTTACTACCACCTGCATACAACTTAGGTGAGTTATACACCACCCCAACCTTCCTCTCAACATTATCAACCCATGATGCAGTACCTAACCAATCCTCACCCTTCTTAGTTACTTTATCTCCTTGTCGCATGATTGCTCCTCCTTGAGGCTGGTGAGTGTGCTAGCGATGTTATTCAACCTGCCTGCTATAACTCTCAAGCCATCCCTCTTATCAACCTCAATCTCTAGCCTAAGTGCTCTGTAGACACCCTCTCTAACCTCTGGAGAAGATGGCTTCCAGTACTCCTTAAGTATGTCAGACTTGTTCTTCATCGTAGTTTAACCTCCTTAACCCATGCTTTTTCTATCTCATCTTGTACCTTGTGGTATTCCTTTAATATACCCTTCCATCTCTTCACCTTTCTCCTGTCAACAGATAATTTCATACCACCGTAGTCTCTTCCCTCTTCAATAACGTAGACAGGGTAATCTTCGGCTATATCTATTCTAACTTTCATCTCACCAACCTCCTGCACGTATTTTCAATAATTGAAATTATGGCAAGCCTGTTCTGCGTAGTGTGTGCTTTGCTGCCATGTTAGCACGCTTGGCATCACACTCCAGAACAGGCAAAAGATTACATTAGCCTCACTCTCCAGATTATTCCTTGTCTGTTAGGACTGGAGCATGTCATGATTTAGGGACAGTTCACCATTTAAGGTGTATAAAACTGTGCCCTCAGAGCACTTGCTAGTTCAATAATAAGCAGTCTGCTCCTTAATTTCCTTTAGGGTGAGAAGACATCCCTAAATGTCTCAGACGCATTGATGCTTATAGGGAAGCACAGTGAGACTTTAATCAATGAACGATTACCTTAGCCCACCCTGCCTTCAACACATACTTCATCTACTAGCAGGGTGGACTGTGTAGTCAATATATCTTACATTCAAAGGACTTGTCATCTCTAAAGAACTCAAACTTTTTCTCTGTTATATGGAAGCTTCCTATCTTATACCCTCTAGTCCATATTTCTACATGAGTATGTTCATTACTATAGTAGGGGTCATGCTTAAACTTAATAACTATATCTCCCCCGCCAAACCCTGCTATTCTAACTTCTTGGTCTTTACATACCATCTCTTGTGAGCTCTTCCAATCCTCAACAATCTCATAAACCTCCTCATTATGCCTTCTTAACACCCCTAACAGCTTCTCACTACGTTGCTTGTCATTCATTTCTTACCTCCTGTGGATGATTGACAAAAGTTTCTCTTGCTTCATCGTCTCCATCAGCTTTGCCCTCATACATTATTATTCCACCACCACACTCAGGGCATCTGTCTGCAACACCCTTACCATCATATATAAAGAACTCATCACATTTAGCACACCAGTATCTAGTCTTCATCTTATTCTCCTTCGTTCCTTGTCCTTCTGCACAGCTTCTTCTCCACAAGCAGGACAAATGCACTTACAAAGCCCAGTGCTATATTGAACTGATGCACCAGTTATTTCATGTCCTCCAAACTTCCTCTTGCATATTGGACAAGGTAGCCAGAAGTAACCAAGTAGGTGAGCATACCACCTGTGAATCCAGCGAGGTAGTAAACTAATCCTTCTCATCTCACCCCTCCATACTCCTTCAACACCTTCTTACACCTCTGAGCTTCTTCTCCTCGCCAATAGCGGAGGTTCATTAGGACGTAGGGTATTTGCATTAGTAGGTCGTCACCACTCATCCTTATTGCTGTATGTGCAAAGTGCTGTGCCCACCACATGTCTGTCTTATTGTCGTTCTGCTTCATAATAACCTTCAAGACATTCTTAACCCTCTGCTCCTTCTTATCAACGTTGTTTACTACTGCCATCATTGTGAGTCTCCTTAGCGTTTTCATTGAGCTTATCTTCTGCCTCTTTTAGTGCTTGTTCTTCCATTGCATCATCGATCCCACCATATTCACTACCACACTCATCACCCATAACATTATCCTCCTCAGCTCTCATTTACTTAGCCACACATGACACCTTATGCATGCACCTATCTTATTAGCCAAGTCAAGCCAGTCTTTTTCATCCGTTGTGTACTCCTCAGCAAAACCGTTGCACTCCTTCTCAAGGAAAGCACAAATCTCATGGACACCATCAATACCCTCTTTAATTAAGAAGTCATCAATGATTTCTCTCAGCTCTTCATTCATTTTACTTCCTCCCTCGCCTCCTTCGCCCTCTTCACTGCCCGAAGTCTGAGTTGGTTGGCAGTAAGTTTTGGTTAAGTATATCTTTCCTTACCACTAACCTTATTCCAAAACCGCCTCAGTTTTCTATTAGGATTCTTACGTAGTTTCTGCTCCTCCTCAACCTTAGCTCTTCTAAGCGTTTGACTTGCCAACAATTCAACGTGCTTCTCTCTATTCCTCCTCCTTATCTTCTGAGCCTTAGCTACTACACGCTTCTTGGTCATCTTGCATACTCCTTGATTGAATCTCAGCTTCCATAAAAGTACCCATGTGACTGTTGGCAATATAGGACATCATGCATGCTCTTACAGCTTCCAGCACATATAATATCTCCTCAGTGTGAAACCCATCATCAACCAGTAGAAGGCTGACTTTCTTTGCCTCTTGTCTTATTTCATCTGTTGTCTTCACAGCCCCACCTCCTCCAACACTGCAATAGTTATACATACTACCAACGCTAACCATCCAAGTAGTGCTATCATCATCTTACCTCCTATTAACTTGCTTCTCCAGCATCCAGTCCGAGAAGCCCCTGTTTACAGCAATACCTGCACTAAGGTGTGCCATGTGTATAATAGCACACACAGTTGCTGGATTGTAGCCCATGCTATCGAGTTCCTTGCATATTCTTCCGCCCTGATGATTTAACTCCTCCATTGAAATCTCAGACGTCTTTTTGTAGTCACTCATTCTACTCACCTCCATCCTTATTTTCAATTATTGAATTTGTGGACAGCATCTACAACTGCACACACTTATATACATTAGCCACCTCACTACAGACTGACCCAAGTGGACACTCCACACACACCTCAGCTCCATAGCCTTTATCTTCCTTCTCATTATGACAGTCATCAACCATGTCTGCTAATAGTTCTAATGTAATCATTCTACTCACCTCCTCAACAACATTATTACTTTGTCAACTCTTCAAACTGCTTATCTACTGCAACCTTCTGCCACGCCTTCCCAGCCCTAAAGCCTAAGTAGAATAACTCCATTGGCTTTTCTAGTAGAGCCTCCTTCTTTTTTGTTGCATAGTATTTTGCTTCTTCTATTGTCATTTTGTTATGCCTCTTTTGTGTTACTAAACCAAAACCAAGCCCACCATCCACCCGATGGTATAGACTTTAGTGTTCATTTAATAGTATCTTATTAACAATGTTATACTTAAACCTCTACTTCAACAACCGTTTGTCAATGAGCCTGTAGATAGTGCTACCGAATTCTGTATTTTCAATCATTATACAACAACTGACAGGAAAGTCAAGATGTCGGAAATTGGACAGTTCAACCCTTGAAAATGCCAAAGAGGGGTAAACTCAGGAAACTCCAACTGAACACTTTGAACCCTATCCTAAAGCCAATCTAACAAAACAGCCAAAACAAATACCTCATTACAGCGGTTTTGAAAGAGGTTGTAACTGACAACTATAACACAGACTAGGATAGTGTTTAAGCCTCGTTGACAACCAAAACCTGAACACTTTGAACACTATAACCCACTATAGGCTAAGGTTATAGTGTTCAGGCGCAAATATCCTTTATCCTTTCCCCACTCTTTCTTATTATATATATAATTTGTATGAATATGAGGAGAAAAAGAGGGGGGAGGGGGGTCACCTGAACACCTGAACACTTTACGTTTTTCAATACAGTCGTGGGTTATAGTGTTCAGAAAGCCAAAAATGAACACTACGGAACACTTGGAACACTATAACCCTATCCTAAAGCCAATCTAACTTTTTTGGGGTTCGGAAAAGTTGGATTGCCTGTTAATTTGACACTGTGAATGACAGGGGGGACTTGACAAAAGTTTTATTTGTGATATAATAAGGGTAGTTATTTGATAATTAGACAAAGAGGGGGTGAACAATGAGTATTGCAAGGGATATACTAAGAGCAAATAACAATTTCTATCAGAACTACGGAGCAGTTACAGGTTGGCACAACGGAAGGCTAGTTATGAAAGAGGGGGTTGTAATAGATAGTAAGTGGTATATAGACAAAGTGGGTTGTTTCCTGATTGACCTACTACAGAAACGAAAGAAGAGAGGAGGTGTTAACGAATGGTAGTAAACTTAAAAGACTACGAAATTAGAATACTTAAAGCTTTATTATGGGAAGGGGTTGACAACTTAAGGGGGACAAAAGACATTGGTAGTTTGTTAGAAGAGAAGAAAAAGTTGTTAATGAAGAATATGGAAGTGGTGCATAAGAAACTAGAAGAAAGTGAGGTGATACAAGATGAAGGATAAAGTTGTAGTAGTGAGAACAGTAACTAAAGAGGGTGAAGCTAAGGAGTCACAGGTTACACTATCAATGCCAGAGGATTTGACAGAGGCATCAAGGGAGTGGAGCAAGGATAGTGTGTTCAAGCTAGCCTGTAGAATGTTCGTGTTGGATAAAACCAATGCGGAGAGAGTGGCACTTAGAGGGGGAGAGGCTAAGCTTGCACGCAAAGAGGCTAGTGACCTGGCCAAACAACTATTGGCTGATCCAGAACTATTGGCTAAGATTAAGAAACAACTGAGCTAGGTAGCTAATAGGGAGTAGTAGGTGATGTGAGAGGGGGTAGGGTATAACAACCTTGCTCCCTCTTTTCTGTTTGGGTAACATAAACAGCGTTTTTGAGAATGAGGGAAATATGGCGTATTTGGGTTGACCCTGTGTCAAAATAGGCAAAATGGAGAGCTATCCCATAAAATAGATCATATAGGGTTGATAGTGGGGATCAACATTGTTAGATCTAAGGAGATTGTGGGGGGTGATCCCAGTTTTTGTGAAGATAGATAGATCTAAGGATCTGAGATTGTAGGATCTGATAATCTTAGGATCAGGATCACCCCCTCTGTCTCTGTCTGCTTTTTCACTCTCTTGAATTAGCCTGGTTGTTAACATCACTTCAAATGTTGTCAAAATCTCCTAAAAATACATAGGTTTATGGGGGGTAGCGTGGATAGTTTTACATACCCCTGTATGTTTCATCATTAGTAATATTACCCCTGTAGAAGAGGCTAAGATTGCGTCATTTTGTATAGACGTGGGCGTGTAGCGAGTTATAGGAACGTGAGATATATGGGAAAGCGTGAAACCCCCCACCGCCCTATTATATATATAGGGCTTCCCCTCATTTTCTGCACCAAAAAAATTGGGTTCGGGTGTAATCCACTATCCATCAGTGTTTCAGAGATTTCCACAATTTCAACCACAAAAATTCCGAAATTTCCAAAACCCGCTATCCATCACCATCTACACCCCCTTGACATCAGGAGGGGTTTGTACTATAATATAGCTAGAATACCGTTACATCAAAGGAGTATGTTATGCAACTACCTAGTACAATTGCTGGTGTACCTAGAGGCTTACCTCCAGCTCGACCCACTGGTGCACCCCAGGTTGGAGCTCCCACTAGAGGGATTGGACAGGGGGGTGGGCAGCAAGAGAGGGTACTTATGACCCTGTTGACAATGCTCTCACAGATGCCAGAGGCACAGGTTATGTTACCTATGGGTCAGCTGACTGACCTTGTTGAAGGTGGGGGGATGGGAAGTTTGAATCCATCAATGGTTGGTGGAGGGGGTGCAGGTGGTGTTGGTAGGGGAGCACCAGCTCCTGGCTTGAGTCAACCGAGGCCTCGTCAGCCTGGTGTGCCTCAAGGTGGTGGTAGGCCTTTACCCCAAAGGGGGGCAGTTGCGGGTGGAATGCAAAGGACAGGTGTACCTCCGAGGCAAGGACTTGGTGGGGCACAGCCGAGGGGGAATGCACAAGCACTTATGAGATTACTGGGAGGAAGATAGTGAGTGGGGTTGATGAGACTAGAGAAGCTATATCAAAGGCGCTGGATAAGAAACACATGTCTCCAGGTAAGGTCAGGCCTATAGATAAGAATATCCTCTGGATGTCGATGGTTGGGGCATCTGATGAGGAAATTGCTAAGGAGATAGGGGTTACTAGGTATGTTATTACTAACAAGCTGAGGAATCCTATTATCCAGAGGGAGATGGAGAGGCTGAGTAAGGTTGTTGATAAGGAGATTGTTGGCTTGACTATCGCCTCTAAGAAGAGGATGAACGAGGCATCCCTTACAGCTGCTGATGCATTGGTTAGTATGATTGAAACTGCTCCTAACTTCAATGACAAGTTGAAAGCAATAATCAAGGTTCTTGAGTATACTCATGGTAAGCCTCGGCAGAGTGTTGCTATTTCTGTGGATGATGGTAAGCCTCTTTCTGAGGATGATGAGAAGATAATTGATGTTATGATTGATAGTGATAAGGATGGTTAAATGAGAACGGATAACAGCTATCAACCCTCTAGCACAGATGTATGGCTCGGTGCTGAAAACTATTTTATACAGGTTGCTATAGAGGAAGCTGCCAGGGAAGTGGGAAAGTTCAGGATGATAAAAAATAAAGGAGGCGAGAATTATGGTAAAAGTAGGTAAAAGCTCAACTAAGCAAGAGTTACTAAATGATATTTATGGACTCAGGCAAAGGATTCTTGATTTGGAGATGAAGATAATAAGGCTGAAACAACAAGTACATGTGAATCCAAACATTCCGTATGTTGTTCCAGCTCCTTATCAGCCCCCAATTTTTCGAGATCCATGTATCTATCCATTTATACCCTCTGATGCTGATGCTGATGATGGTGGTACTGGAGATCCGTTGCCAGTGATGCCCCATACTGTTTGTAGTATGGTATAGGAGGAAGTAGATGTTTACCATATTTGGCTGGTTGTTGGTTGCTGCTGTAGGTTATCTAACTTATCTTGAGATAAAAGAGGGTGTTGAATGGAGTTAAGTAAGAGGCACCAGAAGGCTAGGGAGAAGGCTAAAAGCAGCCTCTTCCACACTGCTAAATACATCCTAGGTTATGATGACCTGACTGAAGACTTTCATAAGCCATATTGTGACTTCCTTCAAGATTTGGATGTACATAGGAAACAGGTTGAGATGCCTCGAGGTTTTTTGAAAACAACAGTAGCATCAATCAGCTTCCCCATTTGGGTTACACTCAAATTTCCTAATGTCAGGATACTCCTAGCCAACATGGTGTATGATAACGCTGCTAAGTGTATTCATATCATCAGAGGCCACTGGCAACATAATGCGAGGCTTAGGGCACTCTTTCCAGAGTTGGTGTATCCAAGCTACAACAAAACCAGATGGAGTGACTCATGTGCAGAGGTTAAGCGAAGTGCAAATTGGGGTGAGGGTACTTATGAGTCTATAGGGGTGGCTGGTAGTAAGATAGGGATGCATTATGATATGGTTATTGAGGATGACTTAGTTGCTGCTAAGAAGGATAAACTGACTGGACAAGAGATACTTCCTAACCAAGAGGATATACAGAAGGCCATTGGGTGGCACGGGTTGGCACTTAACCTGCTTATCTCTCCTAGAAAAGGTTACATCTACAACATAGGTACTAGGTGGGGGCAGTATGACCTAATTCGTCACATCGTTGACAATCAGACTTATTATAAACGATTTGTGCGTAGGGCAGTAGAGTTTGATGAGGGTGGGAAGGCGCTGTTGGATGATGATGGTAATTACATCCCCACATGGTCAGGTAGGTTTGATGGTGAGGCACTGAAAGAGGTTCAAGAAGAGCAGGGTGATTATCTATTTTCTATGATGTATCTAGGCAAGCCTTATAATGTTGAGGACATGATTTTTAGGGATGAGTGGATTAAGGACAAGGCAGAAAGTTCAATAGGGAATGTTTATGGAGGTATAGACTCTGCACTCACCAAGAAAAGCTACTCAGACTTCACAGTCATCGGTGCAGTTGTTGTTACTAAAGAGAAGGACTTCTGTGTTGAACATATTGTAAGGGGGAAGTTTAACCCCACAGAGATTATAAACAAGTTGTTTGAGGTGCAAGATGCATTCCACCCTAAATGGTTTGCGATGGAGAAGGCACTACATGAGATTGTCCTCGCTCATTACATCAGAGAGAGGAATAAGGAAAGGCTGGATAGTGACCTCGAGCCAGTAGTTATCAAACCTGTTAAGCGTCCAAAAGGTGAGAGTAAAGGGATGCATGTAAGAGCTATGCAGCCGATGTGCATGGCAGGAAGGTTTTATATTAGACCGTGGATGAGGATAGTGAGGATGGAGATGCTTGAGTTTACAGGTAAGGGGACTGATAAGCATGATGATATTCCTGACATGCTTGCTGATATATTTGCGAGTATTAGATACCCCCAAGCTGATGTGCCTCAAGAGGTTAGAGATCCATTCTCAGTTGATGCAGTTATAGAAGAGTTGTTGGGTAAAGAAGATGAGAGAACGAGGCGCAGACACTACTGGCCTATGTATGCATGAGGTTCACATTTTCAATTATTGAAATTATGAACTCAGGTAGGTTAAGATGGCATTTCTTAATGTGATTCCTAGACCCCTTTATGCTGGTAACCATGATGTTTATTGTGGAGATGCCAGGTTTTATGCAGGTTATAGAGGAGTAGGTGTTACATGGTCAGATGTTAGTGCAGCGTCAACATCTTGGAATGATGTTGCTGCACCCTCAACAAGCTGGACAGATGTATAGGAGAATGAGATGGCTATAGCAGTAGTAGATAATAGTAGTCCTACATCGGGGAATTTGAATGATGTGGCCTGGGATGCATATAATGCTACAGTAGCAGCATTACTGACAGAACACGATTCCGCTGGTGCTCATAACCTGACAGCCTATGTTACAAAGGCATTGTTTGATGCAAATACTATCCTTTATACTACTACTGATGATACACCAGTGGCATTGACTGTGGCAGCTTCTAGGATAATAGGAAGAGCTTCCTCGGGGGCTATTGCTGCTTTAACTGCTGCTCAAGTTCTCACCTTGATAGGGGTGGAGAGTGGAGCTACTGCTGACCAAACTGAGGCTGATATACTAACCCTCTTGGGATTGACATCAGGTGAGGTTGACCAAGTAGGAAACTTAGGAGCTACTACCGTCAGCGCAACACAATGGGGTTACGTAGGGGCGATGACCAAAGACCCTATTGGTGGAGATGCAACAGCTGGAAGAATAGTAAGGACATCTTATATTACCATCGCTAATGGGTCAAATGCGTCAACTTTGAAGTGTACCCTTGTAAGTAGGTGGAACGGTGATGCCATCGCCGAAACCGATAATGTAGCAAAGGGTGCTACAACAGGTAGCTTTACGCTTGATGCAGCAGGAACGCATCTTAGGGTGGAAGCTGCTGGTCTTACTGGCAATGTTTTATACACACTAGCCAACATAATTCATAATGCTTCAAATACAAGCATATCAACGTGGACAGAAGCTGATGCTAACGATATCGAAATCCAACTAAAGCTTATAACTACAGGAACAGCTCAAGACATGACTGTTTTAGTAGATACAGGAATTATATTACTTGATATTCTTTATATAACAGATGCTTAGGAGAGGTAATTGGTTGATAAGGGTAAAGAAAAGAAGTTGACATTAAAAGAACAGCTCCAAAAAGACATACTAGGCTACAACCAGCAAATTGTCAACCTCGCTGCGCAGACAAATCAGGTTATTGGTCAGATTAAGGAGGCTAGAGGCATCTTGGAGTTTATAAAGAAGGAAGAAGATGGCTGAGTTGTATAAACCTATATCAATAAGTGAGAGCGGGGGTGACAAGAACTTCAAAAGGGTTGTTGATGATAACTTCATCAACCTTGCGAGGCATCTTAATGATATCAGGCAATGGATTGATATACAGAAGCTAGATATTGACTTGGATGATATTGATGATGGTTCAAGTCATGTGAAGATGACGACTGCTGAGGATAGTAAGCTAGGAGGGATAGAGTCATTAGCTGATGTAACTGGAGACCACGAAGCAGCTACAATAGCTTCTCAAGGAAGCTTAGCTACTATGAGTGCAATTACTTCTGGTATTGATGTTGCTGCTCTCCAGGGTAGGTTGGTTTATGATAACACCCTTGCAGCCAATGCTACTTCTGTTACTCTATCTGGTCTAAGTGGAGATACTGACAAGGAGTATTTTATTGTAGCAAAATGGGTGAGGAATGGTGCTCTTAATGGTGGAGGGGGTAATTTTGGTGTTCAGTGTAATGGTGATACTGGGGTAAGTAACTATGGGTGGGAAACTATTTATAATGCTACAGGTGGTGGCAACAATGCTACAGGATGGAACGACCACACATGGTTTATGCTTTGGATGGGTAGGGCAGATACAGATGGGTATTTATCTATGGGTTATGGACATCTTTTAGCAGAGAGTGGATATGAAAGGATGCTTATAGGACAAATGCTTAGACAGATTGACCCAACTGGTCACACTACACATAGCCTCTATTCCATGGGATGTACTTGGTGGAACTCGGTAGATGAAATAACCAACCTTCAATTTCTTGGAGAAGATGCAACATCAATGAAGATTGGGACACATCTTTTATTATATAAGAGGACAGCATAATGGATGTCGTTGAAGAAAGAGAATTTGAAGATACTGATGGTACGAAGGTTTATAGAAAGATTGGGGTTGGTAAGGACAAGTTTTTGGAGGAAGTAACTCATCTAGTACCAAGCCAGGCATTTATAGACAATGTTATCAAGCCGAGGAACTTGGTGTCTAAGCGATATAGAGATAAGGAAGAAAAGGCTGCGAAGATGCAGAAGAAGTATAAAGAATGGTATGAAAAGAAGTTTGGAGGTAATTAAATGTTCTGCCCGCAGCAGAGGTGTAAGCACTGGAGTGAAGCAACAAAGTATAACCGTAAGTGTTATTATGAAGTTCAATGCTGGAGAGGAATGATTGATGAGTTTCTTGGACTCTTTGATTTAATAAGGAGAAGAGATGCCATACAAGAGGAAAAATAAAACTGTTTACAAGAAGGTTGATGGGTTGAAGAAGAAAGGCAAGTCTAAGAGTGTTAAGAAGGCTAAGAGTTATATGAGAGTGTTGCAGGGTGTAGAGCATGGATGGAAGCCTACAGGCGTATCAACTAAGAAGAGTGCTTGGAAGGGTGGCAGTAGACAAGGTGTTAAGAAGGTGAAGAATGCCAAAAAGCGTTGAGCTGTTAGAACAATGGAAGTCTGAGATAAGGAAGGCCATCAAGTATAGAGAGGACTTTGCTCTATCCAAGAGTTGGAAGAGATACTATGCCTACTATCGAGGACAGAAGAGGTCGGGGATATACTCCGTTAACAAGTATTTTAGTATGTTGAGGAGTGGTATACCTCGTATATACTTCCGCAATCCTAAGATTGTTGCAGCACCTACTCGACCTGGGTTTGAGGCATCAGCAGCAGTCGTTCAATCGGTTGATAATCATATCCTCAGGGAGATAAACATCAAGCAGACGATGAAGGCTGTGGTGCAAGATGCATTCTTCTGTAACAAGGGGTTTGTTAAAGTTGGGTATTCTAGAGAGTTTGGGGCATTACCACAGGTGGGAACAAAGACGCTTCCAGCAGATGAGGATATTGAGTATAATGTTTCGGTGAAGGAAGGGATGCCGTGGGCATTGAGGACTAGCCCCGAGAGCTTCCTTGTGAAGTGGGGGACATCAACCTTGAATGATGTACAATGGGTTGCACATAAGGTGGTTAGACTACTCGATGATGTTAAGAAAGATCCTATGTATGTTAATACATCCAAGCTTCAGGGTGGTTATGTTAGAGAGCTTAGGGGAAAGAAAGAGGGTGAGATGCTGGTATCCGAGCAAACGAAGTCGAGCCAGCAGGTGCAACTTTCTAGCAAGGGTGAAGAGGGAGAACAGTGGGTTGAGATATATGAGATTAGAGATGCGAAGAGGGGGGAGATACTTGCTATCAACCTCGACCATGATAAATTCCTGAGGAGTCCATCAAAGGATGAGTTGCAGATAGAGGGTGTTCCTTACGTCGACCTCTGTTTTAATCCTGATAATGATGTATTTTGGGGGCCGAGTGATGCAACGCTGTTAGAGTCGCATCAGAAGGAGATAAATGATGTCAAGTCTCAGATAAGTATGCACAGAAGGATTAACCTCATTAAGTTTTTGTATGATAGTGATTTGCTGACAAAGGAGAAGTTTGAGGCATTGATGTCGGGACAAATAGGTGGAGGGTTGGGCATCCCAGGGGTTACGAAGAATGCAATTATTGCTCTTCAGCCTGGTGAACCCTTGATACTTAAGCAAGATGCTATTGAGATTGAGCGTGACATTAACGAAACCCTTGGATTCCCTAGAACGGAGGCAGGGGAGTATGCTGGACCGCCTCGCAGAACTGCTAAAGAAGTTGAACAAGTATCCCAAGCTCATTGGATAAGGATGGATGAACGAAGAGACTTGCTTGCTGACTTCCTTGTTAATGTTGTGAGGAAGATAAATCAGATTATCTTTACTAACTGGACAACGGAGCATGTAGCTCCAGTAGTTGGGCCAGACAAAGCCATTTATTGGGTTAAGTATACAGGGGCGCAGATTATGGGTGAGTATGACTTTACTGTTAATATAGACACTGGTAAGCCCATCACCATGGATACCAGGAGGGCAGAGGCAGAGAGGATTCTTGACAAGGTGAAGGGTGATCCTAATGCAGCGCAGTTTGTGAATGTTCAGGAGTTGTGGAAAAATGCCCTCAGTCTATATGACTGGATTGATGTTGATAAGATAATGAAAACATCTCAGACAGGGGCGCAGGTTACTGACATGGCAGGGCTTCAACAGATGTTTGGGAGGGGAGCATGAGGAAGATAGTAGGGATTATTAGGGATGGTAAATACAACCCCCTTGAACAACCTATAGACAAGCCAGGCGTGGGTATGGGACTGTCTGAGTCAAGACCCTTCAAGCCAACGAAGTTTGAGACATTGGAGGGTGAACCTGTAATAACATCAAAGAGACAACTTAAAGATATATGTGACAAAGCGGGATTAAGAAGTGGACTTATTGAGAATTCATGTTAGGAGGCGAACATGTTCATAGCTCGTAAGGGCACTCCGATACCGAAGAATAGAGTGCTGAAGAGTGGTGAAAAGAGGTTTACACTTATACTCAAGCCAGGTGGTTATGAGTACAAGTTTGAACCCAAGAATTGGAATGGGAAGGATGTCCAACTCATTCGAAGGTTAGCAAGGCGAGTGTACTTGTTACACAAATATGATTTGAGAAAAAGGAGTAAGTGATGGCTGAAGGCGATGCAGAAGGAAAACAAAATGCAGCCCCATCAGCAAGTGATGGGGATAAAGATGAGGCTAAATTACTTCGCACGGAGAATGAGGGGTTGAAAGCATCTGTTGCTTCACAGAGGGCAGAAATAGATGACATCAAAGCCACTCTTCTAGCTGCTCGTAGTCAACCACCAGCAGCAACTCAACCAGCCGAAGGTGGGTTCAAGATGCCTTCGAGGGATGAGTTGGATGTAATGACACAGACGGAGCTGGTGAAAACACTCGGGTCGATGATGGATGAAAAAATCCAAAAGGGTGTAGCTCCCAGAATCCAAGAGATTGACCAGCGGGTGATAGAAGAGAGGATGGCAAGAGGTATTGCAGATGCAGCAGGGAAGTATAAGGACTTTGGTAGTCACCAGAGGCAGATGAGGATTATCTTGGCTAAGATTGCTAGAGATGGTGTGAGTCCAACCGATTTGTATAAACTAGCTTCATGGAAAGCGACTGAGAAGGCAACACCAACAACAAAGCCAACGACAGGTGAGAAGCCCACAGGTGGTACTACAGCACCAACTTCAACTGAGAACTTAACTCCTCAACAAATAGCGAGTAAGAAGTTTGATGACCTCATGGAGAAACAAGGGAAGAAGTAATGGCTACATTTACAGAGACTTTGGATGATTTGTATATAACCACCTTCCAGGAGATGAGGAAGGAGATCGTAGATAATATATTTGCAGCTACTCCATTCTACTTCTGGTTGATGAAGAAGGGTGGGGTTAAGGAAGATAGTTCAGGTGGCAAGTGGTTAGGTGTACCTCTACTCATAGCTAAGAATGACACTGTTGGTCCATATCAGAAGGGTGGAACGTTTAGTGTTACTAGGACTGACAAGTTGGACTTGGCTAGGTATGATTGGAAGTACATGGGAGGTTCGCTCATCAGGTATAAGACTGAGGAGCTGACTAATAGAGGAAAGGCTAAGATTATAGATAGGATGTTGCATGAGATTGACACCTTGAAGCTCAGTCTTATTGACTATATTGAGACTACGTTGTTTAGTGATGGTTCAGGCAACTCTGGGCTTGACTTCAACGGACTGGATATCATCTGTGATGAAGACCCGACGAGTGCAGTTACATCTCCACAGGTTGAAGTGGGTGGAATTGCACAGGCAAGTAACTCCTTCTGGAGAAATGCATATAGACAAATGGATAGTGATGGGACTGTTATTGAGCTGCATATGATGAAGAGCTGGAAGTATGTTCAGAGAGCATGCACAAACGGAAACGATAAGCCCGACATCATGGTAACAACCGATGAGATTCTCGACTTCTATGAGGATGAGTGTCTTGAGATGAAGGTTATTGAGAACAAGGACTTGGGAGATGCAGGGTTTAGAAACCTGACTTGGAGAGGAACACCTATCATCGACTCACCAAGCTGCAAGAGTGGAAGTACCTACTTCCTCAACACCAGATACTTGAACTGGATTGCACAAGCTGGAGCTAACTTCGAGATGACTGAGTGGAAGACTGCGCCTGATACACTGGATAGATATGCACAGGTGTTTGTGTCTGGAAACTTGGTGACATCGAATCGAGCGAGACAGGGTATTGTGTTTGACATAGACTAGTAGAACTACCCTCCACAGTCTGAAGCCAATCGGGCTGATGAGGTAGCCAAAAAACCAAATGGAGGTTTTACAATGACTATACCTGCAAGAACAGAGGATGTAAGAACGAACCTGCCTGGTGGAAGAGGGCAGACTTTTGGAGTGCGTGCTGTAGCACAGGGGATTTACCAAGCATCTGCGACTCCTCAAACACATGTTGGAGATAGGTTGCAGCTCTGGGGTGATAGGGTGTTTCGTTATGGTCACTTTGTCGCTGACTATACTACCCAGTATGTTGGTGGGTACTTAGTTGCTCCAGATACAAGTGCGAATGACTTGGCGTTGTTGGATGACTTGGTACTAAGTGCTGGAAACTATCCATCGACTGCAGGGATGACGAAGATTGAGATTACAGCATCTAGCATCACAAAGGATAGGTTTAAGAACGGTACGTTGCACATTGTAGATGGCGCAGGTGAGGGTTATACCTACTTCATCAAGCGTAACAGTGCTACTGGGTCGAAGCTGGACACTAATGACCTAGACCTTGCTGCAGCCACCTCCTTTGTGCTGGAACTCTATGATGGAGTAATCATAGCCTTGGTTGTATCTGACACAGACATTGCGATTGTGGGTAATATATACGAGAACCTGATACCAGCTACCACTACAGACTTGTGTGCAGTTGGTGTCTCGATGCTCGCAATAGATTACTCAGAAGAGCCCTACGCTTGGGTACAGACTTGGGGACCTGCTACTGTCTTGAACAATGGAGGTCTTAGCAAGGGAGAGTTGATGGCTTTGAATGATGCAGGAAGTGCTGATTTAGAAAGTGCATACACTACACCACGAGTTGGATATTGTTTAGCGACTGCTGTTACTGCTGAACAGGCTCCAGTGTATCTAAAAATGGCGCCTTAGGATTAGATTGTAAACTAGGGGGAGGTGTAAAAGCCTCCTCCACAAAAAAGCCAGAGATGGCGCAACGCCTTAGATGGCGTAGGAGGATTTAGATGAGTACAACTTCTCTACTGAACAGGAAGTTAAGAAAACAGATTCTGTATGAACAATGGATGAGGCGATTTCCACAGCCTCAGGAGATGTTCTATGGAGAGACATACTTTGTAGATGGTGTAAATGGAAGTAGCAGCTACGATGGGCTTACCATGGAACATGCAGTTGATACTGTAACTGATGGTATTGCACTGAATAACGCTGATATAGCACTTAATGCTCAACACAACAATAAAATCTACATCATGGGAGGTACTTATGCAGAGGATATAACTGGAGCAAGCCAATGCGACTTAATTGGATTGGATATAAGCAGGTCAGGCTGGAGTCCTCGAATTGCAGGCACAGTGATTTGTAACAACATAAAGGGCATGCGCCTCTTTAACTTGCAGATTTTGACGGATGGTTCTGAGCCAACGGTTAAGACTTCAGGAGGTATAAGTCCACACAACTTCGAGATGCACAACTGCGAAATCAGAATGTCTGCTAGTGAGACCTATGGCTTCCACATGTATGGAAATGCCTACTATGTGAAAATCGTAAATTGTAGGTTTACTGATGATCACGATTATGGTATTTACATAGAGGGTAACTGTAAAGGACTTCAAATTATAGGTAACTATATAAGTGCTAAGACTTGTGGAGTCTACTTCAAGCAAGGTATTACTACTGACCATGATAGCATGATTAGAGGTAATATGATACTCCGTGGGCAGGGTGCAACTGCTCTTGTAACAGGAATTGACTTTGCTATGACTAATAGGACTCCTAATGTTAAGGTCATACACAACTGGATAGCTGCTGCAGATGCAATTCACTACGGTAGTACTTCCGACCCTACTTTCGTTGAGGAACTGAGTTGTATTGATAATCACGTTGTTAGTTCAGCTGCAGGTACTGGTGTGATTGAGACTGCAGAATCGTAATGAGTAAAAAGGCTTGGGGGCAGCCTTCAATGCCCCCACAGGGAGGTAAGTAAATGCCATTAAACATAAAGCAAATAGGTTGGAGTTTCTCTGCTGAGTTGGGTGTTGCTACAAATGTTGTAACAACGTCTCCAGGAACTTTACATGGTTTTTTGATTGAGACTGATGGTACAAACTACGTTACTGTGCAGTGTTATAACCATGCTAGTGCTGCTACTAATCCAATGACACCCTCAATTGTAGTGCCTGGCACTGATAGATATGGAGGTGTTGTAGGTTTAGGTGCTGCATTCCTCAATGGATGTGTGTGTGTTGTTAGTGGAACTGGTGCAGTGGTTACTGTTTATTATAGGTTGAGGTAGGAAGGAGGCTAAATTATGGGAATAATTAGAGGAATAGGTCCACGTTGCAGAAAGCAAGTAACAGGGCAAATTGTGCAATATGATAGTATGGATGATGATGGTCAACTTCAGGAGGGCTATGCTAGAAAATATGTAGCTCTTAGTACAGGAGATTATGCTGGTACGACTGACATTATTGTAAATGGCAAAACAATAGCTATGGAAAATGCCTGTGTTATTGACCAAAACAGTGGCCTTATGTGGCTGAAAAATACGCCAGATTCGGACATTGGGGTAGGGAATGACGGACAGCTCTATTGGATTGATGCTGTAAATAATGAGGATATATTTACCTTTTGTGATGCAGCGAATACACAGACTCTAGCAGGCCATTCTGACTGGCGAGTGCCAAATGTGTTTGAGCTTTTCTCGCTGGTTGTTGAGGATGCTGGGATTGGTGCTCCTTACATAGATACCACTTATTTTCAGTGCATATCTGCTTATTACTGGCCTTCTACTACGTATCCCACAGGTGCAGCGGGTGCCCTGCTCGTGGCTTTCGATCTCGGTCGTGTGTACGGCGGTACTAAGACTACAGGCCTGTACTATGTGCGCTTAGTCAGGGGAGGCTAATATGATTGATTTAGAAAGAGAAACTCAAGAAACTACACAAGTAACAAAGGGAAAAAATGGAAGAACTTTTCAAACATACGAGACAAAGTATGTGGATACAGGAGAGCTAGTTGGAAAGAGGGAAGAAACAACCACCTATTATGCTACTGGTGAGTTGAAAAAAATAAAGCAGAAACGTTTTGATGCTAATGGAAATTTATTGAAAGAAAGGAACATTAAGTATTTTAAGGATGGAAGACAGCCAGAGATTGAGATGGAGTAACTGAAGCCGTTAAAAAGGCACAATATGGAGTAATGCTATGGCTATGACCCGTGCTACAATGGTAACTCAGGTTGGGGAGATGACAGGGAGGTCAGATAAGGATACTGAGATTGCAGTCTACCTCAACTGGGGACAGGTAATTATTGCTAGAGCTCATACTTTTTCATACATGGTGAAAAACAAGTATATGAGTACTGTGGATGGAACTGAGAACTATGCCTTTCCATCAACGATGAAGTCCTTCTACAGCTTGAGAGTGCAAACCTCTGGGTATAAGAGGAAGTTGATTAACAGAACAACGAGGGCTAAGGATATTCGTGTACCCTTTCCAGGGGGTGAGTCTGAGGGATGTCCCATCTACTATAATCCATGGGGCAGGAGCTTTGAACTATCTCCTATTCCAGATGCAGTTTATACTGTCTACCTAAGGTGTGAAGTATGGCCTAGTGATATGGCAACAGGAGACACCTCAGACTTGTTGTATTTGGATGATGCACTGTGTGAGTATGGAGCTTGGCAACTTGCTAAGTCCCTCAACCTAGATAAGGAAACAACGAGGTTTAGGGGTGAGTTTGGAAGCAGTTTGGCGAAGGTTATAAAGGTCGACACCAGAGACATTGGAGGCGAGGAACAGCTTATAGCACAGCCTTTTGCAGATGGTAGTTTGATGTTAGCACCTGGAGAAGCTACTGACTACTGGAAAAGAGCAGACTTTTTGAGGAGCCCAATGTGAATAGAGAACCTAAACCAGAGTGTGATTTTGGCGTGATGGTTAATACTAAATTGGAGTATATAACCAAACAGCTTGAGAAAATAAATGGTAGGATGTGGCGGTTGATATGGATTGTGGTGGCTATTGCTGCTGCAGCAACTATAAAGGACTTTTTTTAGGAGAGTTGGATGCCTAGAGAAGAAGATAAACAGGGTGAGGTTGCTATACCAGTAATATCACCTGTTAAGATGTTGGATGTGCGTATGCCAGCGATGGCTCTTGACCCTCGTAATTGTAGTGCATCTAGTAATGTGACTGTTGAACAGGGGGTTATAAGGAAGAGGACAGGGTATGCAGCGTTTAGTATTGACATCAATGGTGATGGTGATTTTACAGCTCGCATACAGGGGTTGGCTCAGTCACCCTTTGGGTGGACAGATGATATTGTTGTGTTGTATCAGAATGGTACATCTACGTTGTACTATCTTTACTCTACTAGTGGTGATGATTGGGTGATTGGGGAGACTGTTGCCCAGACAGCCTATAGTCAACTATCAAGCTGTCCAGCAGTTACATCTGCTGGTGTTGAGGTTGTTATTCTAAGTGATGCTAAGGCTCGACTACAGGTGTGGGATGATAGCAAGACTGGTGCAGCTAATAAGATTGCTGCATTGGGGACAACAGCAGAGTTAAGAGCTAAGGTTGTAAGGTATGTTAAAGACCACCTCGTGCTGTTTGGTGTAGATGAGAAGAATGGAAGCTGGGTTAACTCCCCTCGTAAGGTTCAGTGGATGAACACCGCTGACATTACTGATGACACTGGTGGTGATTCGGGGAGCAACTTGCTTCTAGGCAGGGGTGGAGGTATTGTTGTAGGAGCAGAGATGCTTGGGCATGATTGTGTTATCTACTGCGAGAAGCAAATTACTAAGATGGTTTACATCGGAGGTACTACTTACTTTAGGTTTGATGATGTTATACATGATATGGGATTGGCTGCACAGAATGCAATAGCAAATTTGGATAATAGACACCTCTTCCTTGCTAACGACCTCTCGGTGTGGGAGTATTCAGGAGGTACATTTGCTAGACCTATTGGGGATAAGATCAACGCTGACATTTGGGATAACATTAACAAGACATACTATGCAAACAGCTTCTTTGTGGTGCTGAAGGGTGTTCAAGAAGCATGGTTGTTTATACCAACAACCACAGCAACTCCTGATTTGGTGTATGTATTCAAGTATGGTGGGGTTGTTGAGCCCGAGGTGTGGTACAAGTATAGCCTTACTGGCTTCTGTGGTGTGGAGTATGACATCTTTTATGCTTTGACTGGGGGTACTGCACTTATTAACAACTTTAACCTCAGTGCAGCGAATGATGGTGCTACAGCCATTGATGCATATTGGGACTCGATAGACTTTGTGCTGCCTAATCCTGATCAGGGAGCGAGGAGTTTACAACTGAGCTTCTGTGCAAAGGGTTCGCAGGTTGACACATACTACTCCACTGATGAAGGCACCACATGGACAACAATTACTGCAGGTCAAGCCTTGACCAGTGCTTGGACAGTGTTCGACCAAGACTTTGATGCAGGAAATGCTAAGACAATAAGATTTAGATTTAGGGATGATGATGTAAGTAAGACATTTTACATACGATGGTTTCAGCCAGTGTTGTATCCAACTGGTGAGAGATAATGGAGGTGAGATGAAGTGGATCCTATTACAGTAGCAGCAGTAGCAAGCTCAATACTTAGTGGATTAGGCTCACTGTTTGGAGAGGGAGGCATCTGGGGTCCAGGTGATGATATGACTCCAGAGGGTATAGCATTCCAGCGCTTGGCTTATGAGGCAGGGATGCAGGAACTTCTACAACAGATGCTAGGACTTCCTCCTAAGTTTGGGTATGTGTCTACACAGACACCCGAACAACAGGCACTTATGACTCAGCTTACTCAGGAGCTGATTGGAGTTGCAGATATAGATAGGCGAGCTGAGGCTAAGCAAATGTGGGCTGATTGGTCTACGCCTCAGTGGAAAACAGCGGGGAGGAGTGATGAGTGGATAGCAAGTAATATTGAGAGTGAGTGGATTACTAACCAAGCTGATATTATTCGTAGGTATGAGGGTGGAGAGTTTGGAACTCCCTCTGTACCCGCAGAAGGCGTGGGACTAGGATTTGAAGTAGTCGAACGGCCTACATTTGCGGAGATACCTCTGACTGGTGCAGAGACTAGAATAGAAACGTTGGAGAGGATGATGGGAATATCTCCAGGGGAGGAAGCAGCAGCTATTGAAGCACTGTCAGCTCCTGCACTTCGTAGATTCCAAGATGAAATACTACCGATGATTAGAGGTCCGCATGCTATGGAGGGAACGGTGTGGTCTACTATGAGAGCAGGGGAAGAAGCAGCGGCAGGTGGTGTCCTTGCTGAAAACTTGGCTGCGCTGGGTGAAGAGTATAGGATGAAACGTAGAGAACAAGCACTTAGTGCTGCAGGTGCTGGACTTACTGAGGCGTTAGGAGGAATTACTACAGGGTTGGAGTTATATGGGATGGACTTAGCCTCCTTTATGCAAGCTCAGGGTTTGGGTTCTGAAGCTATGCAGACCAGGCAAGCCCTTATGGCTGATTTGCTTGGGATGTCTCTTCAAGATTATTATACAATGGGAGCAGGTTCACCTGCGCAAGTGGCGGCAGAACAGGCTCAAGCAATAATGGCTGCACTTGGAATAGTACCTGAGAGTGAGATGGAAAGTGCAGCGTTGGAAGCATGGATAATGTGGTCAATGCCTCGGTGGGAGAATGCGGGGTATGATATGTACATGCTAGGGGCAGATGTAATGGATATTATTAGGAGTGAGTTCCTGTCTGACAGGGAGAATATTATAGCAAGGTATGAAGCTGGGGCTTTCTATGAACCATGGCCAGCTACTACAACTGTAACTGTTCCTCCTAGACCTACTGGTGGGGAAGTACCAGGTTATATACCTCCTACTGGTGATGGTGGTGTTCCACCTCCTCCACCTCCACCCCCACCACCTCCTCCGCCCCCACCTGACTACTCTGCAGCAAAAGCTCCGTGGGCTTGGTGGTCAACTCCACATTGGCAAAGAGCAGGAAGAAGCGCAGGATGGATAGCTAGTAACATCGAAGCTGAATGGGCTTCTTCAGCAGCTGATATCTATCGTAGATGGAGTGGTGGAGAGTTTGAGACAAGAACTGTATGGCCAGATGAGCCTGAGGAACCTGATGAACCTGATGAACCTCAACCCGATCCTACTCAGGCAGCATATGAAGCTTGGAAGGCATACTCAGTTCCACTCTGGGGAGCAGCTGGTTGGACTGGTACACAGGTGTTGAATCAACTACAGTCTGAATGGGCATCGGGCTCTCAGGACATTATGCGTAGGTATCTAGCAGGGGATTTTTGATAACAGGTCACATTTTCAATAATTGAAATTATGAGATGAGGTGAATACACAATGGCTTTTATAGGTGATCCAAGAAGAACAACGAGTGTTTTACCACTGGCTACATCCCTAGCTCAGACTCAGATGCAGCTGAAGCAAAGACAGCCTCATTGGATGGAGGTGCTAGGGAGGGTTATGGGGCAGGTTACAGGTGCATTGGTGTCTGAGAGGACTAGGAAGGAAGAGAGGGTTGCAGCAGAAGTAGCGATGGAGCTAGAGAAGAGGAAGGTGGCAGCGACGGAGGTTACTGCGAATGCTAAGTGGTTTGAGGCACTCAATGAGCAAACGAAGCTGTTGCAGCCTAGGGTTTTCAGTATGAGCATTGGTGAGAACCAAGGAACAATTGTTACAATAGACTCTTCTGGGAATCTCAGCACAATGGACGAAGCGCTTATAAGTAGAGCAGCTGGGTTGGTGAATGCAGGAGACAGATGGGCTATTGTCGATGCACTAAACAAGACAGAGATTGGAAGCATTCCAATTGGTCTTGCTCCCGAAGGCTCAGAGTGGCTTATGCATGAGGCTTCTGGAACACTGATGTATAAAACTCCAGAGGGTGAGATTAGGGATGCATCCCCAGCCTCTTTAATCAAGTGGAGAGAGAGCCAAGCCTGGTATCAGGAAGAGAAGCTGAAACTAGCAACGAGGGAAGTGGCTGTAAGGGAAGAGAGACTGGTGCTCGACAACAGAGTAGAAGATAACTTTGTTGCTTATAAGGAGTCTGAAGCACGAAGAGATGATATGTGGAGGGGAGTAACTACTGGACTTGAGAGGGAGAAGTTTGATCAACTTGTTAGTTACCAGGCACACTTAGTGAAGATGGATGGGCTGAGAGAGGAAAGGCATAGGTTAAAGGACTTGGCTGATATAGAGGTTGCTACATCTGGGATGAGCAGGGAGAATATGCTTGCGAGGTTGGAAGTTATTACTACTAATGCTGAGATGGATCTTGCCCAGAGGAAGCTTGACCTTGAGATAGAAAATGAACGCTTTGATCAGGTTCAAACCCTTTATGAGAATGCTAGTGAGGAAGAGAAGGAGAGGTGGAAGGTGCTTGTAGACAAGCATGCTATGCTTATAAAGGATATAGAGACAGATATTGCGATAACAGGGATGGAGGTTGAACAGAGTAGGTTGGAGATTGAAGAGCTTAATGCCTGGGATCCTGAGAAGATGGCATGGCATGATGCTTGGGTTAAGTTGCAGAATGAGGAGCCTCTAAATCCTGGTGAGATGGAGATACTGGGGATTAGAGAGCCAGTAGCGTTTGTGCCTACAACCATGGAAGAGGTGCTCGAGCTTCATGGGAAGAAGATTGCGTTGAATGCAAAACTAGGTGTTGGTGGTGCTATGACTATGGAGCATAGGAAGGAGCTCTTGGACTACGAGAGAGGGATACAAGCATACATGGCTACACTAACGTTCGAGCAGAAGAAGGAGCTTCAAGGAATTCTACAGGGCTACAAGCTGGAGTTTTTGGCAGAAGAGGCTGATGTTGGATGGGAAGTTACTCGAAAGGAGCTAATACTCAAAGCTGACTTAAAAGGCCAGGAGAGTTTCAAAGCAGATGATGGTACTTGGTGGCAGTATAATGATGAGGGGAAGCTGGAAGTGCTTCTTGCTGGTGCACCAGAGAAGCCTCAGGTTGTTAACGTAAGGCTTGATGATGGTAGGGTGGCTGTAGGAATTATATATCCTGGTGATAAGGAAGTATCATGGACAGATACCTTTGCTGGGGATACTCAGGCAAAGCAAATTGAGATGATTAACCAAGCGTGGGTAACTGCAGAGCGGCAGGTTAGGAGACAGATGGGAGCTTTTGCGATGCTTGATGAGACTCTAATACCTCAGTATAGGAGAGAAATGACTGCTGCGTTTGTGAGGACGCTTGAGAGTTATGGTGTTCCAAGGGAGAGAGCACTGGCGTTAGCAGACCCTAATTGGCTGTTGCAGGCTGAGTTGGGTGGAGCAGTGTTTGAGGGTGGAGCTCAGATAGGTGGTGTGAGTACAAGGGATTATATAACAGGTGCAGCTATTGAGGGTGAGGGGATTACGTTTGAGACTCCTGGAGGTGAACCCAGGGAGTTGGAGGTAGTAGAGACTCCGAAGGTTGAGCCTGGAGGTCCAAGATTAACAACTAAGGAGATAGCAAACAAGGTTGCTGTGATAGTATCAGATTTTTCTAGGTTGAATGACCCCAAAGCTACGAGGAAGCTTCAACAAGCACTTAAAGATGAGGGAGTATATAAGGGTAAAGTAGATGGTGTATGGAGCAAAGCGGTTGAGACAGCATTAGAGATAGCCATACGTACTAACAAGAACATAGCAGACAGCTTAATAATAATTAGGGAGAGAAAATAATGCCTCAGATAGTAGAAATAGTTACTCAACCTGATGGGACATACACCCTAGAGCTGGTAGAAGAAGAGGTGTCCTTTAAGGCTCCTCCACCCATCACCGAAACTCGGATTGTAGAAGAACCTACTAAGAGAATTGCAGGGGTACACTACCAAGCATTCTTTGCTCCTGTTGATCCAGCTAGACATGTTGAGCTAGACCCACCTTCGGGTAACTTCCTGTGGACGCTGTTGACTGATTGGCTTCAGAGGTTTGAGTTTGCACAATCACAGGTTTGGAGAACGGAGCTTGAGAAGAAAGATGAGATACTTGCAGGGATAGATGAAAAAAAGAAGTTGATACTTAATGAGCATCCTAATATGGATCCTAGGATTGCAGGGGCTCAAGCATGGACAGAGCAGGGGTCATTACTAGAGTTAGGGACGTGGGCTATTGGTAATCTTGTTGTGCCTCCTCTTGTTGCAGGTTTTATAGATTTAATCCTCAAGAAGGATACTGAAGCAGCTGCTGATGTATGGACAGGGCTGAGTGGAACTGATAAGTCAAACTTTATGGATCTGGCATTTGAAAGAGAATGGGGAGTTCCTAAGGAAAGGTGGGGTGAGGATGTTGTAGGACTACATGGCTACTTGCAGCTAAATATTGTACCTATAGTCCTGGGACTAGCTGCAGGTATGGGAAGTGACCCTATTAACTATATCCCTTGGATAAAAGCAGCAAAGTTGGTTGGTAGAGGAGGTAAGGCATTAGCCAAGACAGCTGTAATATCAGGAATAACTAAGAAGCTTAATGATGTCAGCTTCATTGACTTCTTAGGGCGTGCGTTCAAGCCTGGATACAAACTACCTCCAGCATTTCATGAGTACTCAGTGTGGGCTCGGAGGGCAGCTAAGTATGAAGAGTCTCAGCTCTACAATAAGGGGATTGCATTCTCTAAGAGGATACAAGGTAATGACGCAGAGATTGCTAAGTTAATGACGTATGTAAGGCAGCACCCCGATGAACTAGGTAAGCTGTCTCCTCATAATCAACAGGTGCTAAAGGAGATTGGTGAGGAGTGGATAAAGACAGGACAGGCAGCTGTTGACCATAACCTTATTACTCAGAAGGCGTTTAATAAGTTGAAGGAGACCTATGTTTGGGGATATTATCCTAAGTACACAAAGATACTGGGGAGCAAGATACCTGGTTCTAAATTCCAGAGGCTGGCTACACACTCATTTGCTCAGCCTAAGTTCTTCAAAACTATTGAAGATAGTAAAGACTTCGCTAAGAGCTTGAGTGTGTTTGATGATGTTGATACAGCAGCAGAGATGAGAAGGGTTGCTAAGACATTTAGGACTGTTGCTGATGAACCTTCCTTCCTAGAAGGTGCATTCAAGTACCTCGACAATGTTGATGAGATGAAAACCTATGTCAAGGCAGTACAGGCAAGCTATACACCAGAAGAGGACATTCTTAAACTCCTTGTTGGATATGAGATACAAGTTCATAGAGCTATTGTAGCTGATGAGTTCATCGATGGAACACTTAAGCAATTTGGAAAGCCAGTGTCTGCTAGATTCTTCAAAGGAAAAGTACCTACAGGGCAGTCTTTGTTCATGCCTACAGGTAACCTGAGGTTCTATCCAGGAGGTAAGAAGGCACAGAAGGTTGTGGATGAGCTGGTGTTTATGGCAGGGGGGGAAGGTAACATCCTTGAGTTGAATGATGATGTAGCTAAGTTAGTTGGTCAACTAGAGGACTTGTCATTCAAGCACGTGGGTGTCACTAAGAAAGTACCTGCATTCTTACTAGATACTAATATAGCCAAAAGCCTTAATAGAACAAACACCTTGTTCTTTGGAGACCCTGATGCTAACAAGTATTTGAGGTGGTTGGACAGATGGTATGGTGCATGGAAAACGATGGCTACATCAGCTAGGTTACCGTTTCATTCAAGGAACATGTACTCAAGTGGGATGATGAATTACTTTGATGGTATGGAGTTACATGAGATAATTCCCTACTATTATCGTTCAACCAAGCTCCTGATGGGTGAGGGTGGTGACCTTGTTATACCAGCAAGAAAGGGTGTTGCTGCACATATAGTATCTGCTGATACAGTAAGGGAGATGGCAGGAAGGTTAGGAGTCATTGATGCTGGATGGATTGGACATGCTAGGAAACCCATCTGGCAGCAGTTGGATAATATGCAGAGGACAGGTAGAGTAAAAGCTGCTATCAACCCTCTAGAGTGGGGAAGGAAGCTCGGTACTGCTATTGAGAATCAAGCTAGGATGGCTAAGTTCATCGAGAGGATAGAGAAGGGTGATGACTTTAAGACAGCAGCAAATCGTGTGTTTGCTACACATTATGATTATTCACCGACTGGATTGACTCGCATTGAGCAGACATACTTCAAGCGTGCAGTGCCTTTCTACACCTGGACAAGGAAGAACACACCTCGGATGGCTGAGATACTAGCTACTAGACCTAACAGGGTTGCTAATGTAGGCAAGGTTACTAGAGCCCTTTACAACCTAAACCCTGAAACAACCGAAGAGAGGTTGTTCCATCCTGAGTATTTTGACGAGCAGCTGTGGTTCAAAGCCCCCGATACTCTTGTTAAGAAGCTTGGTGGTGAAACAGTTTACATGCACTTTGACACTCCCCTTAATGACTTGGTGGGGGTTGGAGAGGTGGCTCTTAATCTGAATGTTAAGCCTCTTCAGCAACAAGCTCTTAGCCTGTTTAATCCTCTAGCACTTAAGGGGTTTGCCGAGGCACTTATATCAACAGGAGGAGTTAAAACCTTCCCTGAGGTTGGCCCAATCCAAGCCTTCCCAGGCAAGAAGGTACCTGCACCGTGGTTTGTAGTCATGTTTCCAGAGTGGCTGCAGGAGAAGGCAGGAGTTGGAATATACAGGGATACTATGACTGGCAAGGAAATTGTAGGTATGCCAGCTAAGGCATATCATATGCTAGTATCTACTATCCCCCTAGCTCGTGAGATTGAGAGGCTACATCCGAATCCAATAGATGTTGAACGAGGCCTTACACCCTGGCGCAAGATTACCTTCGTTACTGGTGTAGGTTTCACCCCTGTCAACTTGGCTGAACAAAAGTTTTGGAAGAGTATGGATGTCAGGGGAGTCATTGACACCTTCCTTCCTTTCTTTATGCAGGAACAAAGACCTCCAACGAGGAAGGAGAAGGAGAAGATACTTGAGGAGGTAGGGTACTCCAAATCACAAATTGAGGCGATGCTCAAAGGACAAAAATGAAGTATATAATCTACGACAACATAGGTTACTTGAAGGGTTTACAAGGAAGGATTGAGGAAGAGGGGTTTGCGGCTTCATACAACAACAGGGATGTTGACACCTCCAACACTATTGTTATATCAACTGAGGTTAGGAATGGAGCTTCGTACATAGGCATCACGGATATGCTAAACAGAATCATCAGCAATAGGATGCACATGTACGCAGTCCTTAAGGTGATGGGTATAACAGTTCCCAGGTTTTACACACCTAAGGGTGGCAGCATCGATGTAAAGAACATCAAGAAGGGTAAGACCTACATACTAGAGTCCTCCTCCTTTCCCCCTTATATAAATAAAGAGACAGAGGATGCGCTGTACATGCTAAAGCTATACTGCAAAACTACAACCATCCTAAGGGAAGTTCCATATGAGGTGTCCCTGGATGTAGAGGGATGGTTTAATGGTATACAGCTAGTTTCTCCCTCTTACATTACCTTCGACAGTATGATTATGCATCCTCTGTCTCGAACCTCCAGGTTGTTTAAGCAGTCGCTGGGTAAGTTGGAGGAGATGCTGAAGAAAGCTGACTACAAGGGTCCGCTTACTGTACAAGTAGGCCTCACTAAGGACAAGTTGTATGGACTCTACATCGACGTATCAATGAAACCCATGGCCTTCGAGGCTATGAAGGGTGTAGCCAAGAACCTTAATGTGGTATCTAGTGCCTCTAAAAACTCCATCAACATGTACAACCTCTGGACAATGCAAGCTCCTGTTTTCATAACAACGGTTGTGAAGGGACTTCCCATCTTTGGTTATAATGAGAAGAATGCTAAGCATCTGTGGCTTACACATGTTGAGAAGGATGGAAACATTCATCGTTATAATGGAAGTAGTTGCCTGGTAGGGTATATAACTGCTAGGGGTGAAACTCCCAGGGAGTGCATCCGCCGCATCAAGAGAACGAAGGAGCAGCTGTACATCCCCTTCTCCCCCAACCTCATCTTCCCTCAGATGATACTAGAAAGGTGGAAGAGGCTGGAGGAGTGGGGGTGGGTTTAGACGCTACTTGTACCTGCTAATGATTCTTTGCAGCTCCTGACGAAGGCTACTCGTTCCATCACTAGGCATCGTTATATGGTTTAAGTAATAACTGTCTACAATCCTCTCCATCATTTCCACATCCTCAAGATGTTCCATCTCTATAACATGAGGGTAGAAGATATGCTTAGGCTTTAATTCTTTTACCTTCAACATCCTTAATCACCCCCTTTCTCATCCATCCCTGAAAATATACTATACATCAACCTACTCTTCGACCCCCTCTTTCCACTACCTGTTGCTTCAACTTCCATCACATCAATCATATCAGCCTTTATCAACGTATCCAACAGCTCATCTAAATCCGCTGCACTATGTTTGTATGACAACTTCTTTATCAACACCGCCCTCGGTATCTCTACAGCCTCTTTAATAACAGAATATAGCAGCTCCAGGTTACTCCCCTTAGCACTCTTCTCAATGGCTTTGACAGCCATCTCCATATCAACTTCAACATCATCTAATATCCCCAATGATTGTATTAGATGCTCCTTCCCTAACACAAGAGCATCCTTCTCACACACCGACAGTATCATGGCTATCTTGATTAGATTAACTGACTTCCTTAGGTTGTATCCTAGTAGTACCCTAGACTCCTTTCTAACATCCAAGTTCTTATACCAGTCCTCATACCACCCTCTTCCCTCCTTCGACCACTTGAACTTCCCCCTCAGGCTGCTAATAACATTCAGGTCTTGAATCAACTTAGCCCTACACCCATAATCAATCTTAGGAAATGGATTCCTATCCCTCGGAGTCTCGGAGTATACAAACACCATCCTCGATGTGAACCCACCACCTGCTGACTCAGGAGGGAAGCCACTCTTAAGCCAGGTTGGTGTGGTTGCTCCTAGTAGGTGTATCCAAGTATTCTTCAGCACCACCGTTCCCTGGGTCTTGGTTTCATACTTCCAGTTGTCATCACAGTCATAGAGCTCAATGAGCACACCCACCAACCCCTTGTTGTAGGCATCACTACCGAGGAATACACCCAGCTCAGATGCAAATATCATACACGCTGAATTATGAACAACCCTCTTTCCGTCCATCTTCATTGTACTACCTAGTCTGGATATCAATGCCTCGGTTGTTATCTTCTGAGCAAAGATGTTTATGGGGTCGTCCATCCTATTCAACACATTCCGAGCTAGCTTCATCGCTGTACTCTTCTTGCAGAGGGCGGGGTCGGACACAAGGATTATGAACAGGTTACTCCTTACTTCATAAGCTCCCATGTCAACGACAACATGCCTCTCAAGCGCAGCTCCGACTGTGCTGATACCGCACCATTTGTGGAAGATGTCAGGAGACTCCTGATTCTGAGTATAACGCATATACTCATCAAGCCACGAGCCTTTGATTACTCTTGGCATTAGTTAGCCTTCTTCCATGTACCGTCCTTCCAAGTCTTGTTGAACACTTCCTTCATAACTACTGCTAACCAAAGTTGCTCCATTGAGTAAGTTCCAGGCTTATCAAATGGAGGTAAATGTTTCTCAATCCATGCACCAACATGATATAACAATGTCATTATATCTCTTGGATGCAATTTCCATCCCTGTTCTTTAATAATCATCTCCTGCAACTGGGCTTGCCTCCACACTATAAAAATGTAAGTACGCTTAGACTTTTCTCGTGATTGCCAATCTTCTATGAAGTGAAAGAAGTAACGTACTCCACTCCTTTCATATCCATCAAAGACATATCTGTAAGCCACAACGTCATTCATTTCTGGCTCTCGATGTTGCAAATCTTTCTGTGCTTCCTTACACATCCTTACATATGTTTCCATCATCCCCTCCTTTAGTTCCTTAATACTACTTCCCCTTTTCGATTAAAGCTCTCTCCACAGTAGCTACAGAACTGCACCTCCCCAAGTTCTGTAGCAGACTTATCAACCCAGTAATCCTTATCCTTATCACAAAAGGGGCATACAATAACAATCTTCTTTCGTCGTGCCATCTTAACCTCCTTTACGATACTTCATCCCAAGTCATTCCTTCTTTGATGTCCGCAGGTATCTTAACCTTCCTTCCCTCTACCTCTATCTCAACCTCAACAGCTCGTTTAATCATAGCATACAACTCCTCTCTATGTTTGTTTAAGTAGTCCTCATTGATGTTAATAACTATTGCATCGTGTATCTGTAACACAATCCTCGCTTCCCTCGGCAGACAAAAGTGAAGCCTCGTTAGTCCTATGTTAGTGTAGTCACCCACCGTTGACTGAGGCACGAATGCATATGCCTTCCTAAACATATCAGCCCCCCATCTGTCAAAGAACGCCCTCCGTCTACCCAGCGGAGTTGCTAACATCTTAGTTCTCCTCAGCATATTCTCAACCTTCAAGTGCCATATCTTGAGTTTGGGGTAGGTAGCATAGTAGGTGTTAAGTGCCTTCTTGGAGTCACCATAGCTTAGGCCCGTCAACTTAGAGAACTTCCCATGACCAATAGCATAATTACCTGCATGCACCAGCGTCTTCCCCAATCTACGCTGTTCGGATGTTACATCCTTCTCACCTACCCCAAAGATGTTCGAGGCATTCTTCCTGTGAACATCACCACCCTCTTCAAATATCTTCATGAAGTGGATGTCCTCGCTGAGGTAAGCTACAACTCTAGCCTCAGCCTGACTAAGGTCAACGCCTATAAACTTACACTCCTCGTCAGGAAGGAAGAAGCTTCGGGCATCACCCTTAGGTACGTTCTGGAGGTTAACATCCTTACTGGCCAACCTCCCAGTGTCGGTGCCTGAGATGATGTAATGTGTCCTCATCCTCCCATCAGCACAAGGCTTGGCATCAAGGAAGGTTGATTTTAGTGTTCTTATCTCCCTTATCTTAAGAATGAGTCCAAGCACTTTCAGGTTAAACTTAGCATTCAACTCCTTAAGCGCATCCTTGTTTGTAGTTATCTTTCCCTTCTTATACTTAGGTGGAAGATTGAGCTCCTCATATAGAAACTTAGCCACCTGTGGCTTGGAACATACATTCAACGGATGTCCAACAGCTTCCTCCAGCTTGCTCTCCATGTTCTCAATCTTAACTCCTGCATCATCAGATAGCTCTTGTTTTCGTTTTGCATCTATCCCCACCCCATATCCTTGTATCATCCTTAGAGGTTTAATCAACGGATGCAACACCTGCCTGTAAAATCTATCAACCTTCAGCTCCTTCATCTCAGCCTCTAGGGCTAATGCCACCTCGAGGGTGACTGCAGCATCTAGGTTACAATACCTCCAGAGGTCGGTTGAACTCATCCATTTGTAGTATGGTTCGTCAGTATAAATTGATGTCTGAAAATCAAGAGCCTTAGGTAGCTCAGGGTAGCATAGATGGTGAGCATTCATAGTGTCCATCCACAAATCCTCAACGTGGACACCATGCCTCTCAAGGTGAGCTATGTCAAAGTTAGCGTTTTGGGCAACCTTAGGTATGTCACTCCCCAGGATTTTAGAGATACACCTCCAAACCTCCATCTCATCAGTGGTTGTTTTCCAATAATCACGCTTCTTATCCCTCGTCAACAGAGGGAAACACCATGACCTCCATGGAGTTATAGCAAATGCGATACAAGCTATGTCAGCATCATCCTCAAGTCCACGAGTTTCTATGTCAAAACTAATATACTTAGCACCCTTGAGGATGGTTTCTGTCCACCGCTGGATAGTATTAACCAGCCTGGGGTCGTCAAACAGTGCTCTAAATGGAGGCTCAAACTCTTGAACGAAGGATTGCTTCTTAGCCTTAGCTAAATCACACACACCTATCTGCCTCCACAACCAATTACGCATAATTCCTGCTGGGTGGTAGGTGGGGATTACCTTTACACCACCCAGCTTGGAGGGATAGATAATACTCCCCCTCCATTTACCAACACCTACATGTTCTGTAAGTGCCTTCAATGCTTCGTTGCCGAGAGCAACTACAACATTTGGGTTGATTAGCATCAGGTCTTTCACCAACCTAGCCCTTCCTTCTATCAGTGGAGGCAGAGGTCTAGTCCTCTTCTTATCCTCATAAAAGACTCCGAAGTTATTGCCTGATGGGCGTACTTGCATAACGTTGTCTACATAACAATCTTCTCTATCAATGCCAGCTTCTACTAGCATCCTATCTAGGAGTTGGCCTGATGTACCTACGAAGGATACACCTTCCCTGTCTTCGTCACGGCCTGGTGCTTCACCTATGAGGGCTATGCTAGCATCACGAGGGCCGAAGCCTTTTACTATCATATTTTATCCCTCCTTCCCCGCCTTTTCCTAGCAATCTACAATTCAATATGAGTGCTTCTATCCCCTCTATTATAAGAGACCCTTCTATCTTGAGGTTGATTGCTACCTCCCTCTTACCTGCAATCTTTCTCAACAACCACCATCTAAGTTTAATTATCCACATCATTTATAAGCCCTCCTAATGTGCCACAATTATCTTCTTCCTCGGTGGAGCAACAACCTGCATCTCCGACACCTGCCCCCTGGCATCTCTAACCTTCAACACAATATCATCCCCACTCCACCCACATTCCATAGTTACCATCGAGTCCTTAAAGGCGAGACTCATCCTTCGATGCTGTTTATCAAGTGCTACACTAACTATGATGTGTGCGGAGGCTTTAGCCAGTTCTTGGATTGGTATCATTTTTCTACTCCTAACCGTCTCATACGCTCACATATCCCATTATAACTATCCTTATCCTTCTCAACAAGGATACAATCTCTCTTAGCCCTCAGTGCAGCCTCACCAACACACCCACTTCCAGCAAAGGGGTCGAGTACAAGCTCACCAGGAAGTGTAGATGTCTCTATCAACACCTGCATCAACGCCACTGGCTTCTCGGTTGGATGTATCCTTAGTCTAGAGGGTACAATCTTATAGCTCAGGACATCCAGTGGATTCCTATTCAGCGGTCTACTCCCCTTCATACAATGCAGGATACCCTCATAAGACCTACTCCAATCCTCAGGATTAGCTGCAGAACTTGAAGTACCCTTACTCCATATAAGGAGTATGTCATCAACATCAAAACCAGCCTCCTTAAGAAGCTTAGTAATGTCTTTCTTCCTTGCGCTAGCGATAAAGACATACGCATGCCTATCATCCTTGAGGTTGTTATACATAGCTTTGAATGCTCCCCTCAACATATCATCAGTCTCATACTCTCTATCCTCAAAGATTTCATCTCGCTTAAACTTCTTGTAGGCTTTACCGCTTGTAGGTAGGTCAACCCCATATGGAGGATCAGTAAGCACAAGGTCAGCCTTCACCTTCAACTTTGGGACAATTACCCTGCAATCCCCCAGATGAACATCATCAACAGGCTCAGCATTAGCTAGTCTTTTCTGTATCTCAGTCTGAATGGCCTGTTCCTTAAGCCTCTTCATCTTCTTGAACGCAGCGGTTTTAGTCTTCTCATCCTTGAGCTGAGGATACATCCCTAGCCCCTTAGCCAGCTGTATATCCATACTAACCTGCCCCATGCTCTCACCCAGGGATGTCGCAGTATCCTTCACGCCCCACCCATCACTCTTATGCCCCTTAGTGGCTGTGCCATAGATGGACTTCTTGATGCTGTCAAGGAGTAGCTTAGCCTGTACCTCCTCCTGCCACGTAAACGCCTTCCTCTTAATATTCTCCTCAAGCTCAATCTCAGCACGTTCCATCTCACTAAGGTTCTTCAGCTCATTGACCTCAATCTCCTCAAGGCCTAAATACAGATGTGCCTTGAACCTCCTCTCCCCCGCAACCAGCTCCCACTCACCTCCATTGTCTTTGTTAACAACGATGGGGTGGAGTAAGCCATACTTCTGGATTGATTGAGCTAGCCCAGTGATGTCACCATACTCCTCTCTTACTCTCTTACCTACTTTGATGTCAGCTAGTTTTAGTTTCATTTAGCCTCCTTTAGCTTCTTGCCACAAACAGGACAGTAGTATATGATAAGTCCAAGCTCTTTTCCATCAGCATTTGTATCATATGAACCACATCCTTCCGTGTCTATAGCAAAAAAGAACCTCTTGTCTTGATGCCAATTTATCCTTCCAAAAGGGAAACTTTCATTCTTGATGTTTATACATCCCTTACATTCACTCATCTCTTCCTCCTCCACTTCCAAATTCCCCACAATGCCAGTACAAAATACACTGCCATCAACACCCCCTGAGCAGGTATCTCTTCCTTAAAATCAATAATCATCCACGCAAAATTAGTACCTGCCCAGATTACAAAACACAGCCTTTTTTTATAGATGTTGAGCACCACACCCACGAGGGATAGTGCTGCTATTATCCAATAGGTCATATTTTGAGAACCTTTTTTACTACATCCTTAAACCCACTATCTAAGCCTTGAATGAACTCAATAATCTCATTTTGGTTTGAGACTAGCTGTACTAGGAGCTTGTACGCCTCAGGTTTACCTTCTAAATCAGCTAAATCGCCTGAAGGCATGTTTATCTTTTCCATTTTATTCCCCCACCGTACCATCATTCCCAACCCTATGCCCCAAAACCTTAGATGGTCTCAACCTCCTGCCCACATTTTCAATTTTTGAAATTACGGTAGGCTTCCTCTTCCACCCCTGCTTCTTAAGAAAAGTCTTCGTTCTAACATAAACACCCTCTGCATCAAATGATGTACTATACTCAGTGCGTGAATGGATAAAATTATCTTTAAGCTCCAGTGTCCTCTCTGCCCTGCCTTTGATTAACACTACCTTTGCGTTCATATTATGCCTCCTTACACCTACCCTGGTGAGGATAACCCCAACCTCACTCCACTAACACTCTCGTGTGCTATTGCAATCACATTACCAGGTGCTCTCGCACCTCAGGGTGGATTCTATTTACTCCTGAGGGTGAGTCTCTCCAGCCCTCACACCAAAGTAGAACACCCATGCTATCATAGCCCACTTCCCCATTTCCTTAACAGTCTCCGAGTCTATCTTTACAAACACAGCAGATACTGCAGCCACAGTTAGCCCGATTGCTATGAGTGCCCTTACACTACCACTTGGCATCCACAGTGCATGCTTCCCTTCGTTGTTCATCTTGCTCTCCTTACTCTCTTATTGTTAGCATAAATTGCCAGACACACAGCACCAACATCCTTAATGTTTACTTGATTGCCAGCCTTCAGTCGTTGTTCTAGAATTTTTCTTACAGTCGGCACGTTAGCAACCCCATCAAAGTCTAGTGTCACTGCTATAGAGTCAGCATCATACTGTTGCTCATCTATCACAAACACCTTTATCTCCTTAGCCACCCTTCATCACCCCCTTATAACTTCTTCATAAGCTCCTTACACTGAGCCTTAATTGTTTCTTCATCCATAACACTAGGAAACCCTTGTCCATATCCATGTGGATAAACTGCAAAGCTATTCAGCCCCATCTCCCTGTTGTATATCTCCCACTCCTGCTGAACATTAGGATACACATTATTACCCACATAGAATCCCTGCTGTATACAAATAACAGGCATGTCAGCTGGTAACACCCTCTTCATCATCTCAAACTTCTTATACATCACAGGAGCAAATGTCCACCAGGGAAGAGTATGGTCACTATTCTGAGCCGCTGGACTATCGGGGAATGGTACAGAGCCGTCCTTAATAGAGTAAGGGTATGAATCAGTCATAATAAGGTCAAACGCCTCAAAGTTTACCCTCTCCTTCCACAACCCCCAGTTTAAGCAACCCCAGACAGGCAACTTCACCTTATTTGCCAACTCATATATCCTCATCTGCTCATCTTTGCTAGTACGTCCTTCCTTAGCATCAGGTTCTTCTACCGAGGAGAGGATAGCATTTCCGTGCTGTGACATCCCAGCGATAAAGTTCTCTATATGAGCATGGGGTAGCTGAAAACAACCATACATACCTCTTCTTGCTAACTCATCAAGCCAATCATCAAGTGCTTCTTCCCAAGGATGTTTGTCTGTGGTGTATGTATGTACTACATTAAATCCCACCTCCTGAACCTCATTAAGCCAACTAGTATCACCAGCATCTGGACATACGTAGAGCATTTTGTACAATCTGTCTGTTTTATGATTCTCTTCTGGCTCCACCTCAGGCCACTCACTTATCTCCTTCCCCAAGTTGTTGAATACATCCTGGTCATCAACATACTCTCTCACTTCCTTCTCCCAACCAACACCCATTACCTTCTCAGCAACCTCGGGAGTTGTTAGCCATCTGAACTTGCCATCCATTTTTATGTACAGCCTACTACTTTGGTATAGTTTCACGTTGCCTCCTTACTCGTCTTTGTATTTATAAAATACATGATTTCCTATCTCCACCGTCTTTATCATCTTCCTTGACCAGCTTGGATTCAACCCCTTCACAAAGTAATGTGTAGCTCCACCTGTGGGATCAACCCCCATCCCAAAATACACATTAAATGCTACAACAAAATGCACCTTCATTGATGGCCAAGAGCCTATCGTAAACACTAGGTTTTCAAGCTTCTCCCTGTTAACATCACTATCATTGAAACAACTGAAGGCATTCTTCCTCAGCAGCACCTTTTCCCACGTCTTACCATAATTCCTCCGTGCATACACCCTATTCCTAGCCACCCAAGCCACTGCATACTTACCCTCTTCTGGCTCACCCCTTGCTTCACCCCACCCCATCAGAGCCAAGAGCATTATAGGTAGCATCATGGAATAGAAGTTCTGTACCTCTGGATGTGTGTTCATTTCATCTCCTTCCTCAACTTATCAACAGCGTCATAAACTGCCGCGATGCGGGATTTGCCCTCAGCCTTAATTTTGTGACTATATCCAGATATTCGACAAGTCACTTTACCTATCAATTCACCCCAATTCCTTCTACTTACTTCTATCCAATACCCCGCCTTTTCCAATATCTCCTCGATTACCTCCCATTCGAGGATGGGGATAGCATCTTCATGAAGTTTATAAAAGGATTTGCCGCACTCATAAGGCTTCTCCTTAAC